CACCCCTCCGTTTCTTTCCCCACCGTAATTGACGAGGAAACGCTGGCGCAGTATTCGGTGTACCCGGTTATTGCTGTGCAAGCTCCAAGCTACGAACCCCTTACACACAGCGCCACATCAACTGTTGAGAAGGTCGGCGAACAGTGGACTCAGGTTTGGAAGGTCGCCGAGCTAGATCGCGAAGCTGCTGAGACAAACATCAGAATATCTCGCAACCAGCTTCTTCAGAGTTGCGACTGGACGCAGCTCGCGGACAGCGTTGTCGATAAAGCCGCATGGGCTGCATATCGCCAAGAATTGCGAGACATCTCTTTGCAATCTGGATTCCCCTGGAGCGTGATATGGCCACAATCGCCGGCTTAAATCTTAGCTGCGTTAACGTTAGCGATCAATACGGGAGGGTGTAGATCTTTTGGTTTATTATGTAGAAAGCGGCACTTGTGGCCTGTTCAGGAGTAAGTAATGGGACAAGTAGTAAGAGGCGGCGAACAGTTTGAAACTGCTATCGCTGCTGATTACCGCGGCCAGATTATTCGCCGTGGCATCGACAGTGGAGAGGTGGATGCATTTGCAAGAAAGCGCGTCAGCGAGCCTTATACATTGTTTGATTCCACGCTGCGTTATGACAAGCGTGCCGATAATTGGAATGAAACAATATCTGGATTTGCGTCATCTACGCACAATATTAACCAAAGTTCCGTCTATATGACTGTCACCACTGCATCTGGTGATAGTGTGCAGCGTAGAACGAGGCGACGGTTTCCTTATCAGCCCGGAAAAAGTCTCCTGTCCATCCAAAGTTTTGGCGGAGCCCCATTGCAAAGTGGCGTAGTTCAGGAGGTTGGTCTTTTTGATGACAACAACGGCATCATCCTCAGGGCCAGTGGCACCACCGTACAGTTTGTTGTACGCGGCAAACACTCTGGCGTCGTCACGGAAAATGTAGTCAACCAAGATCAATGGAATATTGATCCTGCTGAATGGCTTGATTTTTCAAAGTCCAACATCTTTGTTACGGATCTTGAATGGCTTGGTGCTGGTCGCGTGCGATGCGGCTTCATGATCGATGGTGAATATTATTATTGTCATGAATTTTTACATGCCAATAATATTGAGCAGGTGTATATGACATCTGCCGTATTGCCGCTCACTTATCGCATTGCCAATGCAACTGCCGTTACAAGCGGCGCAACGATGAAGCACATTTGCTCCACTGTTGCCAGCGAGGGTGGTTATGAGCCCTATGGAGAGGTGTATACGATTGCTCCATCGATTTCGGCCATCGCAAATACAAGTGGCGAGCGGATTGTCGCTGGTATCAGAATGGCCAGTGGCCGCACTGACAATGTGATCATTCCAGTGAAGGTTGATTTGATCACGGAAGACAGCACCACGATTAACTGGCGTCTTCGTCGCAACCCCACGACATCCGGCGTCACTTGGGCTGCAAGCGAGAATGGTCGCGGCAATGTGGAAGTGACATCTTCCGGCAGCATTGTTTCCGGCGGCACCACTGTTAATGCTGGTTTGTATTTCAGCGCCGGCTCCGTTGCTATCAATGTGCAAGACGGCCTCAGTCTTTCCCTGGGCGTCAAAGAAAACGGCGCCAGCGACGAGCTGTTCTTGACCGTAGCAAGCTCTGGTAACGCTAAAGCCACTGGCATGCTGGGGTGGATCGAGACGCTATAGCCGTTAAGCTGTTCCCATCCTTTGCGGCCTCTCCATGGAGCCCGTTAATCGAGACGATGTGCAGGAGATGATTGATGCCGCCATTAGGCGGCACAATCGCAATGCAGGCATCATTTCAATGGTAGTAGGCTGGGCTGTGTTGGCTTTCTATGCTGACGGTCTGTTTCGTATTGTCCATTAATGGCGCAAGATGCATGGCGGACGCAGCACGTTGATGCAATTGCAGAAAGTTTGCATGAGTTCATCGTAGACGGCGGGGCAGATGCTGCCCACGAGGCGTTATGTGACGCCATAATGACCTGGATTGACTACCACCAGAAAGAACTAAACGAATGGCGCTATTTGGCGGCACGTCTAAACCTTCCATTACCCAGCGGCTTTACCACTTCTTTCGATCCGAGAGAAGAAACGCCCAACTAGAGGAGATCAGGCAAAGCAGTGCGCAACACACGAAAAGAGTTGCACAGGAAGATTACGACTGGTGGAATGCACTACCGGACGAGGAGAGGCTAAGGGCATTTCGCAGCGTATGTCGTCGTATTCACCAAGGCGACATAACAGAACGAGGTTCGTATCGCCATGTTCTATATGAGGTGTTTGGTTTTGATGCCGACTCTTATGTAGATGGGATGGACTGTGGATATATGGACATTCACAATGTCATCGCTCGGGCGTTTGAGGAACCTGCCCATCCAGAGTCCATGTGATCCTCATTTCACCACCCAATGCCCTTACTGCGTCGCTCGCATCAGGAGGAGCCTGGTGTTCAATCATCACGGATGGAACCACTGCGTTGGGTAGTGGCGTTATTTTTGCTGTTGGGAACAGCTCTTGCGCTTTGTGAGCAAGTTTTTCCGACACGTCGTGGCGATGTTCAACCTCCCACTGTTTTACCAAGTCCTTTGCTTGTTGATCAACAACGCGGAGGGTGTTTTCCGTCTTCCATGCGGCCCAGTCGGGGTGGCACCACGTCATAAACATTTTCATCCATGGATGAAGCGCTAGAGAAGGCCTCTTCCTAATAAGGAAGAGGCCCAGCTCGTAGCACAATGCATTGAAGATGGTTGTATTTGTCACCCTTCCTGGTAGACACTAATAAAAACACTGCCTGATTTAAGCAGAGGCATTACATAGTCTCGCAGATGAGAGTTATGCATGCGAATGCAGCCATGAGTAGCAAGGAGAGGTTGCATGGGCGCCCAGGCACCTGGCCAGCCATTGCCACTGCCACCACCATGCAGCATGATCCCTGCCCTCCCATTGTTGACTTCCTGCCCCTCTAGATCGATCAGATCAAGGCTGTACCAGCCATAGGCCATGAGGGTGCGATCATATGCGGGCTTGTCTCCGTTGATGTCGTAATCACGGTAGACAGTGCCCACTTTGTAGAGGCCAGGCGGTGTATCGGTGTTGCGCAGCTTCCATTCGTAGTCACTGCCCTGCCCGCGAGCCAGAGCAGGAAGCTCCCAAAGGAGCTTCCCTTCAGAGCTGAAGCATTTTGCCTTTTCTACAGCATCATTCACAATAATGTGATGATCACCGACCTTGAATCCGAATTCTTGGGGACGCTTTTTGGGGCCAATCATGGGAGGAGTGCGCGATGACTCAGGAGCATATTCCTTCATCAATCGCGATAATTTAACAGGGTATTCAGGGTCAGTGGCATACGATTGATCCTTCAACATGCGTGCTGCAGCATATCGATTGGGCGCATTGTTGACACCTTTGAAGTGCCGGTAATCTTTGTACCAGCGCGTGACAAGGTATTCAATGCAGGCTGCAAGACTAGGAAAATCGATAAAGCCCGCCTTAATCGTCACCCATTGCCCGTCGTACCATTCTTGAGTGGTAGTAGTGGTGCCGCTACCTTTCAAGCCAAGATAGTTATGGGCGCCAGAAACATGCCGCCCAAATCCACTCTCAAGACAGCATTGAGCTGCCACGAGTTCAGGATATCGAGCACCATATCTACGGGCAATTTGGAAACATTCGTCCCAGAATGCCCGATTAGTGGGCCACATGGCCTCAGCCCTTAACGCGGAAAATTGCTTTCAAGCCTGTCATGACAAGCTGAAGCACGTTGTTTTCCTTGTAGGGGGTGCGCTCAATAATTTGATCCAGAGCTGCCACGATAATGCCGCCGATGACGAACCATTCAATGCCGCCCATGGTAAATCTCCTAAAGAGTTTCCTTTAGCTTAGCGCCGAACTTCCAAGTTCCTCACCCGTGCCTCTAGCTGCTGAACATTAGCAGTGAGAGTATCGAGGTTTTTGGTGATCGCTTCAACTTGCGTTGTGATGCGAATTTGTTGTTGTCCAATAGCGATCATCATGCCACCCGATGCCAATAGCATCCCAGCAGTGACCGTAGCCACAAAGTTTGCCAGCCCTTCTTTCACAGCTCACTTTGTAGCCTTTTTTTAAGTATAGCAATAGCTCATGGTCTGTCTTGAAGCGATAGATTAGGAGCAACCAATTGAAGATTGGCGTCATGTTTGTGGCGTATGAGCCCGATGATTACATCACTGGCCTCATTGAATTGCGGAAGTCGGATGCCACACGACGCTTCAGGAAATCCATCTTTGATGACTATCCTCTTCGGGGGCCATTAAATCAATCCGCTTGTGCGTATTGCGGGCGATGGAATGAAAAACTGACCATCGACCACATCGTTCCCAAGAGTAAAGGCGGGCCGCATTTTGCCCGGTGGAACATGGTGCCAGCATGCAAGCGTTGTAATTTGGCCAAGACTGATTTGCCAGTGTTTGAATGGTGGCGCCCCACTGGCCAATGGAGCCAGCAGCGGGAGGAGATTCTGATGGCATGGACCTACGCCAACAGCTTCATCGATGCTCACACTGACTCCGCTGAATACTGGAGGTTCTTGGCTGAGAAGCGGGTGGTGCAGCAGGAAATATCGCGTCGCATAAGAAAAGGGCCGTTTCGTGGCCCTTTTTCTTTAGCTGATTTGGGAGACGTTGGCTGGGCTGTGGCTTAGTCGTAGTAATTGTATTTTCCGCTCTTCGATGAGATGAGCGGAACTTACACAGGAGACGAGGCCAAGCTCGGGATAGGACACTTCATACACTTCTTGATCGTGCGAGTCCACGTAGAAGCGCACCTGCGCATTATTAATTGAAGGCATCGGCATTGATGGCGGCTAGGGCTTTGTCCATGTTGACGAGCTGCTTTTCAGGCCACTCGCGGGCGTAGCTGATTGCCAGCTTTAGATCGCGGATGAGAGGTTCAGCACCGCAGTCTTCCCCATCGTCACAGAGATACTCGTCAATGCTGTCAAGGAGCCGCTCATAGCGGCTCTGACGCCATTGTCTACGCCAGTCTGTGTCAAACAGCGGAGGAGTGCCTTCAATCGTCATAAGGAGCCTTTGGGAAACGGTCGAGGCGGATAGCGTCATCGAGGATTTCATCAGCAACGGCCATGGCCACGTCCAGTTTATTAAGCCTGTCCAGATACCACGCAGCTTTCTTAAGGCTGTCTTTCCCTTTGTGTCGTTCTCGCCAAACGTATTTGGCGATGTTGCCCTTAAGGAAGCCACGAAACTCTTCAACGGTGAGCTGAGCTTCGATGGCTTCAATGCACTCCACCCCCGTACCACTTGTGTAATGCGGAGGATGGTTCACCAATAAATCAGAAAGTTTGTCCATTGGCCTTAAATGCTGCGAAGGATTCCGCCACGATAGGCTCGGCAAGCTCAGCCATGCAGTCTGCATAGGCACGGATTTCCCATTGTGAATCTGCCGGTTGGCGCAAGCTCAGGAAATGCAGCAAAGCCTGGAGGCTGCAGGTCCAGACGAACGATGTGTAGTGGCACGTCGGCAGGATGCCTCGTGCTTGCTCCTTACTCACGCCCACTGCGAGCAGTGTTGAATACGCTTCCCGGATCACCTGCAAGGCCTCGGCGTATTTAATCTCTGCCACGCGAGCGCTGCCTACATCGAGGGGGCCTGCAGAAGCTTGTTTGTTGCTGTCGCTCTGCTTTCTGAATTCTTTCGGGAAATAAAATTCCTCCTCATCAGCAGCGCAGTAACGAAAGCTTTTCTCGTTCCATCCCAGTTGATCATTGGCATAAGTGCCGCCAATGACGTGCTTCCACCATTGCCGCGCCACAAACAGTGGCGCTTTCACTTGCCATTTGAAGACGACGCCACGGAACGGGCTGGTGTGGCGATGGGCGACAAGATAATTGAGAAGCTTCTTTTCCCTTGGGCCGAAGTCTGGCGTCTCAAGGTCAAAGCTTTGCCTGGCATCACAAACGATGTCAATGTCACTTCCCATCCAGTCGAGAAGCCGAACAGAGCTAATGCCGTCACCGAGGGGGTCATGAGGCTTGAACGTTTCAGAAGGGAGGGCGATCATTGTTCGTGGCGGAGTCGCGAAAGAGCTGTGTAACCAATGCGGGAAGGATGGTGCTTACATTCATCCCATACCACTTGCGCTCGTGGAACGGAACGCCCCAGTGAGTCTTGCTTGGTTTCAAGAGCCAATATTTGTCCCTTGAATCCTGAGTCAATCCATCCATCTGCAGTGAGTGACAGAAGGACCACTCGTTGTCCTGTTCTAAATTGCTCATGATGAGGAGCTTTCATCGAACGACGGAAAGGCACCCTAGGTAAAACCGTAATTTTCTGTTCGGCAGTTTCGCCAGATTCCACGGGGTGAACAAATGTCTTCCGCCTATCGCGCAGGGCTACGCTAGAGGAAAACGAAAGGGCCATGCAGTACAGCCTGCCAGTAATTGTGGATTACGATGGGAAGAAACGAATTGCAACCATGGGACCATTTGAGCGGAGCGTGGAGCGCGAGTTTTCTTTGGCCGTCAATAAGAAAGCCATTGATGAATGCAGCGATCTTAAGCAGCTCAAAGAAGTGGCGACTAACTTGCTCATCGGTTGGAGCAATATGCAGGGCGCCGTAGGCGAGCTGATCAAGGAAAACATGAACCTGCGTCATGCCATTGGCCTACGTGATGCTGATTTAAAAGCAGCAGAAGAGCTGATGAACCAGGCAGCTAGCATTATTGATAAGCAAGCTGCTGATCGAGCCAGCAAGCCTTCCCAATCTTCTCAATCCAAGTGGCGTCTGTGGCCGTGGTAGACGTGAGTAGGAATACTTTCCAGCCACCCATCACGGCCAGATTGTATTTCCTTGCATCGCGGTCATAACCAGACCCTGATACATGGCGACCCCGCATGTAGGTGCCACCTTGTATCTCAATCAGCGAGCGGCTTTCGATGTGAGCAAAATCAGCCCGGTAGCGTTTGGATCGTTTGCTTTTGGCGTAGCGCTCTTGATAATCAGCTTCCCAAGTAGGCACATCGCTGAACTCGCGAACAAGCTCTAATTGGGGCCACTGGACTTTCCACTGATCGTGAAATTTATCCTCAAGAGCGCTCACAAGATCATACTTTCGCAGCAGTTACGCTAGCGCCTTGATCTTGATACTTCCCTTCATAGGGCCTGCTCACTTCACCACAGCGGAATAACACAACTTGGGCAATACCCTCGTTGGCATACACGCGGATGTAGCGATCAGTGGGATTGGTGAGGCTCATGGTTAGGTAGCCGCACCAGCCAGGTTCGATGGGGGTGATGTTGGCGATGAGTCCGGCCCGTGCGTAGGTGCTTTTGCCCCAGCACAGTCCCATTACATCGTTCGGCATGTTGAACCGTTCGACGCTAACGCCAAGGCCAATGGCATGCGGAGGAATAATGAAGAAGGAGCCCTTCTCGTCCTGCACCAGGCCTGTCGTGATGCCCTCAGGGGCATCTTTCACATCGAAGGTGGATGTGGACTGTGGTGAGGCATAGACAACAAACTCCTTAGGGGATAGGCGAATGTCGTAGCCGCTTTGGCTGAGGCCGAAGCTCAAGGCGGGCTTGCCATCAACAATCTTGGTCTTCTCACCCACATAGGGCATGAAGATGTCGTTTTCAGCGAGTTTGCTGATTTCGATGTCGTTAAGCAGAGTCACTTGCTTGAGGTGCTTTTGAACAATGCAGACAAAAGAAAGATGCCGATGGCAGTAGGCCAGTAAGGGACGCTGGGCCAAATGGAAGTAATGGCCCAGGCGATTCCCATGGCCACTGCAAAACCAAGGGCCAGCATCAACAAAAGGACCACAAGTGCCCCTAAGATCCAGCCAATGGTTTCAGCAGTGTCCCGCTTCATCAGAAGAGATCGTCAGAAGCGGCTTTCTTGGTGCCGCCACCGGCCTTGCCAGAGTTGTCCCACATCGAGGCGTAGCCCTTGGCACCATCGATCTTGCCCTTCACTTGCACTTGGCCAGTGAAGCTGGGCTGAGAGTCGTTGGTTTTGCGGTCGTTGGTCCACAGCGACGCAGCAAGGCTATACATGCCACGGTCGTTAGGGCCAGCTTCCTTGGCCTCGCGGAACACGTCTGCGGGGATGTCGATTGCGACTTTGTAGAGAGGCTGAGAAGCCATGGTTGAAAAAGAAGAACGGAACAAGAGTAGCGACTATGGACGGGGGATCAAGCCCCCTTGTCCATAGAAATTGTGAAGGGCACACCACCTGGGTAGTGCTCAAAGAAGAACTGTTGAGTCTTCTGCACCATCACACCAGCTTGCGCTACAAGCTCGCTGGAATCGAGGCTCACAATTTGAGCCTCTTGCCCTTTCCCCGTGTCGGGGTCGTAGATAGAGATTGCACAATGCGCTTGCTCGATTTCGATGGAATACATCTGTTCGATGGCTTGCACGTAGGCACCAAGCTGCATCCGATAGTCGGCGAGCTGGTAATCAGGCTTTTCTTTGTAGCTGGTTTTCCAGTCGAGCAGCGCATAGGCGCCGCTCTTCATGGTGGCCAGCATGTCAAAGGTGCCCGAATATCCGATTTCCCTGGAAGGGCAATACCAGGCGATAGCGCTCTCCACTAGCAGAGGCTCATCAATGGTGTCCAGGAAGTTCTGGATGGACGTGTAATAAGGGATGTACTGAGGAGAGTGGTTGAAATGCTCCTCAATGTCTTCCCCATTAAACAAATCCTCCAGGACTCCATGAAGCCAATTGCCACGCTCCACTGCATTGCGGGTGCGGCGATTTGCTTCTGCATCCCCCACTTTCTTCCGCCAGTTAATCAGCGCCATCGTCTTGCCAATAGGGGCAGTAGCCGAGGCGACAGTAGTGACGGAAGGGAGCGCTATCCCAGCAGGTGCATTAGGAAATTCATCAAGAACGTAGAAACGTTTCTTGTTGATTTGCAGCCTGTTTGGTTCAAAGCGGGGGAATTTCATCGGAAGGCTAGTTGGTTTTCTTGCAGTAGGAGCCGGTGGAGTGGTAACCGAGAGGGCAGGTGGCGCCTTCCTTGACGATGACTAGCTTTGCAGTGCGTGATGGCACGCAATAGCCAGCAGAGATGTAATAGCCAAGAGGGCAGGTTCCCACACGTGGGACAGGTTGGGCGAGTTGCGCCAAGAGAACAAGAGAGATCATTTCTCGTTCATATCCCAGAAATACTCGCAGCCTTCCTCTGTGAACGGCGGCGCCGCGAACTGAGACTGGTAGCGATCAGGAGGCGCCATGTAACGCCAGCAGTTTTCTTTAACAGGGCATTCGTCACCCTTGCACATTGCAATGTCAGGCATGAGATGACGGTTGATAAACGGAACAAGAAAACCAGAATCCAGTAGGCCGGAATCAATAACAGAAGAAAGCAGAGCAGCAACACGTCGTGGACTATCAAGCGTGTCATCTGGAAAATTCCAATACGCTTCATTGGCCTTCTCCCACCATGTCATCGAGGCGTTTTGAGCTGTTGATGAGGGCTTGCTTGTGTTGGTCAACATAACCTTCAAAGGCCTCAATAATGTTGCTTTGAAAGAAGCCAACTGCCATTAAGTAGTTGGCCAATTCTTCTACTATTTCGTCGCAAAATACGTGGTGATTCTTGAAAGTCACTTCCGTTTTTGCTTCGTTGTTGTAGACGTAATGCCAGGTGTGTTGGCCATATTCATGTAGTGATGTCATGGCAGGATTTTGCTGGCGATGAAGAGGCCGAGAAGGCCAAGGGCAAGCCCAACTGCGCTAACAGCCAGGAATAAACCAAGCGGGTCATGCTGGAAATAGCTCGGGAGGAAGGAGAGAAAGGGGCTGATCATCGGGGTCAGTGCAAATAGCTCCAGCGAAGGCGGCAGCTAATGCCGCCGCCGCTAGGTCTACTTTTTTGCCTCCGCGAAAGCTTTGACTGCCTCCACAGCACCCTGTGCATTCACGGCAGCTCCGCGAATGGCATCGAGTTCTTTGGTCATCGCAGTCTTGGTGATCTTGATGCCGCTGTCCTTTGTCCACGAGGAAACAAGCGTAGTAATCACATTGCCAAAGTCACCAATGGTCTTCACGTTGGCGCCGGTGTTGAGGCCAACAGTCTCCAGGGCGTTCTTGACTGCCATCTGACAGGCCCTCACATCTGCGAGGGCGAGAGGATTGGCTTCGCAGAATTCGACAAGGGCTTGCTTTCCATCGAAGGCAAGAGCCCACGCTTCTCCAAGATGAGCATTGCCTCCATCAGCAGGCGCTTGCTCCTGTTTTGATGCCGGAGCTTGCTTCGGAGCTTCCTGTTGAAGCGCGATCCGGGGCGATCCTTTTTGGTCATCTTCTTTAGGGATGTCTTCACCTGCGTAGAGACGCAGGCCGAGGCCGGTGAAGGTAGCGATGCACTTAACGGCAGCACGCTGACAGTTGTCGCTGATGGCACGACCATCGAGTTCTTTGATGGCATTGTGCTTCCTGTCCATCACAGGAAAGATGAGCGCAACTGTGCGTCTTACACCATCGGTAAGATAAGGACGAAGGTAGTAATAGCCAGGACCACCAAACACCACTTCACCAACAGTCTTTTCTTCAAACGCGACGAAGAGAGTAGGAAAGTGCTCCTTGAGGTAGCGATAGGCAAAGGGCCACGAAAGGTAGGAAAGACCTTTGTAATCCTTTTCGATGTGAGGGCCGATGTCAGGCGTGTCATAAGCAGCTTTGAAAGCTTCAGCGCTGATTTCCAGGGGATTAAAGAGGCCGTTGTAGCGGTCCATCATTGCTTGCTGTGCAGGGTCAGAAGACATGAGCGAAGGGTCAAAAAGAGCAAAGGAATGTTTCATAGCCGACTAAGGAGCCCACTGGCATACCGTTTCTTCGTCTCTTCATTTGAGTCGTAGAAGATGACGAGATACTTGCCAGGAGCTTCGGCATTGCCAGTGATGATGCTTTCACCAGGAAGCGGCCAATCATTCACTGCGCGAATGTCGGAAATCACTTCGTGCGAATGCTCGTCGTAGCAATCGTCGTAGACAACGCTCTCGCAGTACAAACGAAGATCGCAGTCTTCATTCAGCCTGAGATAGTCGTCGAGGTGCTTCAGGAGTTCAGAGGCTTTCATCGGAAAAAAGCGAATCAGGATCTACTGATTCTTGAGTGTGGTCAAAACATTCTTCCCAGGCATTGTCTGCAAGGGTAGAGCTTCCTTCCCAGACGGGAGTGGAGCGAATAAGACGTTCCAGCGTTTCACTGTTGCTTTTTCTTGCCTCGTGGGCGATTTCGCCCAAGTGAGAGAAAGCGGTGTCAGTGAGACAGACTTGACGGCGGCGTTTTGGTTCACCGTAGACATTTGCCATAAATCAGAAGAGTCGGGAAATGTAGTAACCGAAGCAGAATGCTGCGAAGAAGACCAGAAAATCTTCCATTTGGGGTGGCGGCTTGACACACGTTACACAACTTTTTCGGGGGTGCAACCCCCAATCCTTAAGAGACTCTTGAGACTGCCGCTGATTCCTTAAGCGATCATTAAAAGCTGGTTGGGAGGTGGCAATCCCGAAAATTCTTGCTACAACAGCTCCAACTCACCTCCCTCCATGGCGTTTGACATCCTCGATCACGTAGGCAAGCTGGAGCCTGCCAAGGAAGCTGGTAAATATATTTGCCCTGCATGCCAAGGGACCAACTTTAGCTTTAACAAAAACGACGGCTCGTACAACTGCTGGAACGATCCGTCCAATAAACATCGGGCCGAAATTCGCAACATTCTCGCTCCAATGGACCGCTGGGAAAGGCCTGCGCGTGAGGATGGTCGTTACATCTTTCCCTACGAGAACCGTGATGGCAACAGGGTTCTGGAGGTGGTACGCAATGATAGAAATGGCAAAAAGCAAATTCATCAAGACTATCCAGGCGTGTCAAGTGACACGCCGCAGCGCAAGAAAGTTATTGACTCTATTCGCAGTGAAATTCTCCCCTACCGATATAAAGAAGCGATAGAAGCATCAAAGGTTACGCAACACCCAATCTTTGTCGTTGAAGGTGAACTGTGCTGCGATGCTTTGTGGGGCATTGGTTTACCTGCCGTCACATTTCTGGGCGGAAGTAAACAGTATCGTTCCAATGGTGACTATTCCAAACTCTTCCGCAGTCATCGTCTTGTCTTGTGTCCAGATCGAGACGAGCCAGGCGTTGCACTTATGCGGGAGGTTGCAGCGGACAATCCCGGTGCTCAATGGCTTTATGCAGATCCTGAATCTTTTGAGTGGGACACCCTGCCTCAAAACAACGGCTACGACTTGGCCGACTGGATCGAAGAAGGCGCCACTCAAGATCTAATTATCAATTCCATTGTGTCGAAGGATCGACACGAGGGGCACGACGGGCTGCCTTCCTATGAAGAGATCATGGGAAGCCTGGAGACGATGGTGGGTCTGTATAGCAACGATGCTCGCGTGCTGTTTGAAGCTCGCCAGTGGATGACGAACCATGGACTGAAGATTTCGACCACCGAACTCGATAAGCTGATCGGCGAAGCCAAGTCCCGCGTTGACGGCAAAGAGGAAATCGAAGTGTTGGACGCCAAGACCATTGCCCTTTCAAACGACGTGCGCCGCTGGACTATCGCTGGCATCTTGCCTGAGAGCAGCGTGATGCTCCTGGCCGCTGCTCCCGGAAGCGGCAAGTCCACTCTTGTCTACAACTGGGCGATGAATATTGCCCTTGGCACCGATTGGAGCGGCAGGCGTTGTATCCCAGGTAAAAGCTTGATCATCCAATGCGACGAACCAGTGGTGGATGCTGCAGAGAAGATGCAAGTGATTGGCTACGACCGCCCAGAAATCCCGACCGACGCCATCGGGTTTGTCGAGCGCTGGCGCTTTTCCAATATTG